CTTTTTGGTATTTGTGTAGATGATTTTCTTACAATTGATAAAAATAAAATATTTGCAATAAATTTTTCAGCATCACAAGAGATAGACAGAATACAGCAGGCAGAGAAAACCAAGCTTGAAGAGCAGACCTCAAAGTTGTTAGTAGCCGAAGCAAAAATTGTGGCATCAGAAGCAAAAATAACAAGTTTGGAAACAACAGTCGCCAATTTGTTAACAAGAATAGCAGCCCTTGAAAATCCATAATAATATTTTTTTTAATTTTAAAAAAATGTTGAAACATTTTTTTAAATTATGAGTCAATAGTTAAATTAGCTGTTCCACTTAATTTTGTTACTTGATATAAATTTTTTCCATCACTTCCAGTTCCCGTTCTTTCTATTTTGAATGATATAGTATTATCTTTATTTGTTATGTTTACTTTATGAGTATCTGTTGTTAATGGCACATAAAAACCCTTTTTATCACCTAATGCGGTGTTAGTATTTAAGTTAACAGTTGCTGTTTTTGTGCTGGGGTCTACTTTAAAAATACGAGCACTTTCTTTTATATGATTTGCGGAGACATTTATGACTGATTTGGAGATATCAAAAAAAGTTTTTGATGAATTTTCTGAAAATATTTCTTGAAATAGATAATTTCTAATTTCTTCTTTATTTCTTTCAAGTGTATCACCCGAGCCTTGTAAATTATCAAACCAAGTTGTAGGAACAGCTGAAGCAGATACAACATCTGTAGAAGTTAAATCAATTGTTCTAACAGTGGTAATATCAGAATTTGATGGTAATGATGACATCTATATAGTAAAAAAATATAAAAATTATAAGTATTTTAACAGTTCATAAATGATAAAAGTGCTTAAAGTTAATACAGTTCCGCCCCAAAACATATCCATTAATGAGAATTTAAGAGTCCATTTGGATAATGTTGCGTAATTTGTGAAATCATAAACACCATAAACAAAAACACCTAATAAAAATGCATCTTGGAGAGATTTTTTATCTTTTATTATAAAATAATACATTCCTAAAATTAACAAAAAATATGCTAAAAATGCACCAGACAATCTAAATTTTAAAGGTGATTTTTGAATATTTAAAAAATAGATACTAAAATCATCTTTTCTCAAATATAAATATGTTATATCAATAGCTAATAATACTACTGCTGTTACAAATAATTCTTTAAATTCTTGTTTTTCAAGCATTTAATATTTTATTAGAAATTAAATTATTACGATTTCTATGTCGTTGTTTGTATCAATATTTGCTTCATTATTTATAGTTAATTTTTTATTATATAATAACCATAATATTAACATAATTATATGAGATAAAGTAGGTGGAATTACAGAAATAATAAAAATATTATGTTTTGTTAATATAGAATAAATAAAATAAAGAATATCGCTAATAATTGAAATTATCAAAAAATATATGTTTATATCTCGCACCTTTTTTGTTTTAATCATTTGGATAATTTGTGGTGTCAAAGATATTGCTCCAATACCTATAGCACTATAACCAATAATATCCAATAACATAAAGATATTATTATAAAATATTTTTATTCTATTATGAAATTTAAGTAACCATAAAACATGGCTATACAGGTGCTTATATGCCATAATGCGTGAAACTGCGTATTACCTATATATTTACAAAATGTTTGGTCAATAAACCAAAATATCAATGCTAATGAGAAGAAAAAAACATACAAAGATGAAAATATTTTCTGTATAGCTGATTTATTTTTATGATATACTTTATAAACAATTATAAATTGCATGGTTGCAAATGTTGAAAAGAAAACTAAAAAATTTTCATTAAACATTAAATATATTCCTAAAATGGGTGGTAAAAAAATATATTTTAATCGTTTATCCAATTGTTTTAATGATTCGAAAGATAATACTATTAAACCTATTTCGTCCAACCATTGTCCGTAATATCTTAATGTTCCATGCATTAACATTGTTGATAAACCTAAAAACATTAAACAAATACCAATATTTTTTATACGAGTGCAATAAAACGCCATTCCTATAAAAATATAAGGAACAGCACTAATTGTATTATAATATTCTGCTATCCAAAAAAGTGTATCATATTTTTTTTCGCAAAAACTAACAGAAGTATCAGGCTTACCCCAGTAATATTGAGACATTTAACTAATAAATTTTTGTTTAAAACTCTAAATATATTTAATAAATGTTATAATGTCATAATGTTTGTAAATTGAGGATTATATATATTTGTAATATGCTGTTGTTTATGTTCTTTTTCTATTTTTAGTTGTTTTATTTCTTGTTCTATTTCGTGTTGTTCTTTTTTTTCTTTGCTTGGTATTATTGTTGCAGATAGTCTTTTTTTGCGCAATAATATACATTCAAATATTCCCAATACAATAATAGTTGAGCATGTAAATATTGTTAAACACGTTAATCCGTAAAATATGTATAAATAAATTTCAGACATAATATAATATTTAAGTTTTTGTTAAATATGTTTTAATAATTTAATTAGAAGTCCAATATTTGATGAACTCTTCCCACGTAATAGTTGATGAATTGTCTTTATCCAAACATTTAAAAAAATCGTGTAATTCGGCGGGAGTAATAGAATCGTTAAGAGCTCTGGCGAATATAGCTAATTCTTTTTTATCGATAGTGTTGTTGTTATTTTTATCAAATTGTTGGAAAATTTGCTTAATTCTTGCAATTTCTTCTTCTGTCAAATCTATATCAGTCATTTATACATTATTTATCATTAAGTTATTAAATATGTTTCGTTAAATAATTTATTATAATAAATTATTTAAAAATTTATAGATTATTTTTTTTTTGTTTTGCGTCGTTTTTTGGATTTGCGTCGTTTTTTGAATTTGCGTCGTTTTTTGTGGCGTTTTTTGGATTTGCGTCTTCTTTTGGATTTTTTGCGTTTTTTGGATTTGGATGCGCCAGACTGACGGGTGCACATTTTCATTTTCTCTGGATCGCCACGCGCTACATCAATACAACGTAGCATGTTCCCAAAACTATCATTTGCTTTACCCAAATTATCAACTGCTTCCCCCAACTTTTTTTTATTATTTTTTACTATGTTTTCGTATAACGAAGTTATAAATTCTCTTAATTCAGATTTATCTTTAAATAAATCATTTAAAATATTATTTAAATTTGAAAGACAAGCATATTTATCTTTGCACCATTTATCTATATTATTTGCCTCGGGTGAAATAATATAAAAATTCGAATAACTATTAGTGGTGAAAACCCACTCACCATCAACATTATTCAACCACCTGTCAAATTCTTTACCCATCGAAAGAAGTAATTCGTTAAGATTTTCTTGTGTTTCTAACATATTGACAATTTCACTTTTTTCTAATGAATTATATATATTTTTTGCATCTTTTGCATCTTTTGTATTTTCTAATAATATATCACTTAAATTTTTAAGAGCTTTTGCACTTTTACGTGATGAGGACATATTATTCGTTGTTGTTTTTGTCATATATATATATATATATATATAAATTTAATATTATCTATAAAGATAAAATTAAATAATCAAAATGTTATAATTGAATATAAATTTTTTTAAAGTTTATTGCTACTCGAATTAGTTCGAGTATGCTAATCCTCCCATACCGCTCATCACACGTAGGACATTGTAGTTGGTGGCGTAGACACGGACCTTGGCAGTTGCGGCACCAGAGATGGCAGCGGCAGAGACAACCAATTGAAGTGTGGCGTTATCAATTCTGGAGAAATTGCAAGTGCCTGAAGGTTGGTGTTCTTCTGGGCGAAGTGCGAAAGAGTAGACGTTGATACCAGTGTCTGGGTGTCTGGTGTGGTGTTGGAAAGGTTGGACGAGATCGAAGTATGTACCTTCACGCTCAGAGAAGCGATCTTGACCGTTAAGTTGGAGCTTGGCAGTGACGACTGGATTTTCACCCCAGCAGTGCATGTTAAGTGCAGTTTCTGCGAGGACGAAAGCACCTGCATCAGAGACACCATTGTTAATACTAGCATCGAATGCACTTCCCATATTTGCAACTTGACCAGCTGACATATCAGCAACACCAGCATTTCCACTGCTTCCTGCAGTTGGGTCATTGAAAAGACCAGAGGCATCGATGACACCATTATTGGCAGTACCAAGTTGTGCAGTTGAAGAGAAAGCGCGGATGGAGTTAGGAAGGGCATCGACGGCATCGGTGTAGTTAAATGGCTGGGCACCAAGTGCAGCATTCAATACTTCGGATGAAACGAAAGAGTCACAGTAACTCACGTTAACATCAGGTTGGACGACCCAGATAATTTCTTTACATGGGTGATTGAAATTCAACTTAACTTTATTACTGGAAGATCCAATGGATTCATCGCCAGTGAATTGAAGTTGTTCAATGAGGTATTCGTGTGGGTTTTGTGCCATGCGTCTACGTTCATCGGTATCAAGGAAAACGTAATCAACGTACAAGGAAGCGGCAACAAGAGATTTGCTGTAAGCTTTGGTACATTTGACGTTGTCGGTTCCTGCTCCATTGATTTTGTCAACAGCAAACAAACATTCATCCATAGGACGAAGTTCGATGTTGATTTTGACTTCGTGGTATTGAAGGGCAATCAAAGGAAGTGCAAGACCAGGGTTGCGGCAAAACCAGAATTCGAGTGGGACGTATAAAGTGGTTTCTGGAAGTGCTTGACGTGGTGCACATGTTGCGTTAGGAACATCAGCAGAAGAACAGGCAGTCGCGACTTTGGCGAAAGCAGGGTCAGTCAAGTAAGTAAGTTGAGTGGTGTTACCAATCATCTTGTGGAAACCAGCTTCTTGTTCAGAAGTAAGAGTCAATTGATTCCAGATGTGCATCCAGTCACCATATTGTTTGTCAATGCGTTGACCTCCAATTTCGACTTCAACTTGTGAAATGAGTTGATGACCTGGGTTGTCCAACCAGCGTGCGAAGACTTGACCAGAGTCTTTATCATCTTGGTTAATCTCAGGGAGAGTAACTTGAAGATAAGTTCTGTAAGCCAAATCACCGTTTCTTGAAACAGTGCATTGGACTCTACGGCCGAAATCGGCTTGACCGTTAAAGGTTTGTTCAATAGATTCCATAGCGAAGTTAGTGTGGCGTCTGTAAGTTACCTTCCAGAAAGTGATTTGTGGGTTACCCGTAAGATAGACATCTTGAGCACCGTAAGCGACTAGTTGCATTAATCCTCCTCCCATATTATTATAATATTCCTAAAGAAAAAAAATTTTCAAATAATTAATTAATTAATTATTTAAAGCATAAAAATTATTTATTTTTTATATTTGACTCTATAAATCGTTTCAAATATGAATCTAAAAAAACTTCTTTTTTTCCTTCATGATTCTTCGAAAATATGTATCTATCGTCTTTTTTTTTTATTTTCCATCCTTTTTCTAAAGCATTGAATATAAACATCATTTTCGTTTTTTTTAAAATATCTAAATTTTCATATGCATTAATATCAATAACTTCCATAATATGATAATAAAACAAAAAATATTACGATTTATAATTTATTTTTTTATTTTTATTTAAAAAATATCAAAAGATAATATATATTGATGCCTAATTTCAAACCAAAAAATTCAAAAAAATTACAATTAAAAAATAATAAAATCACATTAGATGATACACATAAAGAAAAAATGGCTGAATTTAAAAATATTAAAATTAATATTATCCCAATAAATAAAAAAAAAATAGAAAATTTAAAAAAAGAATTTTATGAAACAAATAATATTGAGAGGAAATTACAGATTAAAACAGAAATAAAAAAAATAAAAAAAGATATTAAAGAAAATAAAATTAAAGAAGATAATTATTTACTAGAAAATTCTAAATATATATTTAATTATTTTGAAAAAAAGAAAAAATTATCTGAAGGTTATGATAATAAAAAAAAAATATTACACCGTTTTTTTGATAAAAATTATACTGAAGATGAAAATGTTATCCAAGAAGAAACAAATAAAAACTTAAATACTTATTTAAAAAATGTAGATACAAATTTTTTTGATATAGAGAATTATAAAAAAAATTATGATATTTGTAATAAATGTTCTGGAGAATTAATTCCCATTGAAAATAAAGGAATATTGGTTTGTAAAGTTTGCAGTTTACAGACAAGTTTTCTAATAGAACATGAAAAACCTTCCTATAAAGAACCTCCAAAAGAAGTATGTTTTTATGCTTATAAAAGAATAAATCATTTTCGTGAAATATTGGCACAATTTCAAGCAAAAGAAACCACGCAAATCCCAGAACAAGTATTAATTGATATTAAAAATCAAATCAAAAAAGAAAGAATTAATCTTAAAACAATGTCTAATAAAAAAGCCAAAGATATATTGAAAAAATTAGGATATAATAAATTTTATGAACATATTCCATTTATAAAAGATAAATTAGGTATAAAACCACCAGTAATGCGTCCAGAATTAGAAGAAAAATTGTGTAATTTGTTTTTAGATATTCAAAAGCCCTATTCAAAACATTGTCCAAACGAACGTGTTAATTTCTTGAATTATTATTATGTTCTTTATAAAATGTGCGAATTATTGGATGAAAGAAAATTTTTACCCTTTTTTCCTATGTTGAAAGACCCTATGAAAAGAATAGAACAAGATGAAATTTGGAAAAAAATATGTAAAGAATTGCAATGGGAATTTATTTCTACCATTTAAAAACTTTTAAGAAAAGTTTAACAAAACAAAACTTTTAAAAAAAGTTTAACAATATTTTTAAATTGATTATTTATTATTTTTGATAATAAATAATAAATATGATTAGAATTGCAAAAAACGGTTGTTCTTCAGATGTTACATTCATTAAAAAGATTGTGTATTTTGATTGGGATCGGGGACTACCAAAATCTTATTTGGGAAAAAAATTAAATAAAACAGATTTCTTAAAAGAAAACTTAATTAATGAAACTCATTTACCAGCAGTTGAAAATTTAATGATTGATTGGGAATTATATGAAAATGGGTGGCACGTAGTATATGGAAAGGATGGTTATAAAAACAAACATCTATTTTATTATTTGCAACAGATGGGTAATTGGGGTTCTTATAAACCAGAAGAATTAGAATATTTTAAATAATATTTTTAAACATTTTCAAAAATCAGCTATCATTCTTTTATAATTTAAAATGACTGCGTCATATTTGTGAAATTAAAGTGAAATTATTTTTTTTTCTTTGGTCGTCAGCATTCTATTTTCATCTTTTTCCGTTTTTTTCTTTTTTCCATATCTTTTTTTCTTTGTTCAACCAGTTTTTTATGTTCAGTCCCACCTACTCTTCCGTGACGTGCTGCAACTTCCACTCGTTTTTTTATGCGTCCTGCTATTGAATCTGTATTACTCATATATATATAACGATAATAATTATCTTTATATATATTTACCACATTCTTTTCTTGATAACTTTGATTTTAGATATTTTTTTTGTTTGTTTCGAAAGAGATTTTCCGAATTCTCCATTGCCCCATAAACGAGAATATCCATCAATTGCCCAACTGTATTTTTTTGGAAATTCCTCAAAATATTCTTTTGATAAATAACCATCTTCGCCTTTTGATATCAAAAAATAAACATTATTTTCACCAACCGCCAAAGGATATGGTACACCACTATTACCAACTTGCGAATGGTATTCTACAATTTTTTCACCTTTTGTTTCAAATTCATAAATCCATGGACCTATAAATAAGTATCTATTACCTGAAATTTGAGCCAATATTGTATTTCCTTTACCACCTGACCAAGATTTTCCTCTATCATCAATGCCTTTTGGAATAAATATTTTTTTTAATTTTCTATAAGATTTTACTAATATTGAATAATCATCATAATTTATATCTTCAATAGAATCATCATATGTAAAAATATCTAAACTATTTCCTTTTATAATAACTTTATATGGTCTTCCTCCGTTATCAAAAATTAAATATTTTTTACCTTTTAGTGTTTTGTCTGTTTTTTTTGATGTTTTTTTTGATTTTTTTCTTTTTTTTATTGATTTTTTTATTGATTTTTTTAAAGACCTTTTTTTGGATTTATTTGTTTTTTTATTCCAACGCTTTACACCATTTTTATTTTTTACAATAACCCATATATTTCCATCATTCCCCTTTTTTTTTGTTCCTACTGAAAATAAAGTTGCTGATTCTTCAGGACCTTTTCTCATTATATATACTTTAGAAAAGTATTACAAAATCCATACTTTTATAAAGTATTACAAAATCAATACTTTTATAAAGTATTACAAAATCAATACTTTTATAAAGTATTGTAAAATAAATTTACTTTAATTTGTCTATCAAATTACCAAAATATTTTGTTAAAAATATTACAAAAAGTAATACCCCTATATGCGGGATTATATAGCTCCAAATTGATTCATTTCTCATTATACTTAATTGATAATCCAATATAATTAATAGAAAAATTGCCCAACATAAAACCCAACTCATATTTTTATACACTTTTAAATCTTTTGTAAATAAAAGTGGAATAAGAAAACTTATTACAACAAGAAATTTAATAACCATTAAACTAATAAGTGCATATAATGGTCCATTGGAATTATCAGTTATATTTTGTGCTTTTTTTGATAAATACATACCATAACCTTCAGATATACTATCAGAAATAGCTAAAGATATTACACTAACTATTAAAAATAATCGTGAAATATTTGTTTGAACTAAACCTGTAATAACACCAGTTGTCGTTATAATTCCTGAATTTGCTCCAAATACAAATCCTTGTCTTAGTGCATCAATCATATATATATTTAAATAAAATAAATGCTTCTCAGAAATATATTAACATTAAAGTTTTAAAATATATTTCGTCATCTTCAAAATAAAATTTTGAACATTTATTTTAACTTTTTTAATCATTTTTAAATATTACTCATATCAGATCAGGCTTCACCTCCGCCGCCATTTTGATTTTCAAGATCTTCATCTATTTTTACTCCACCTCATCCACCTGTTTGCAATAAAGATGATCTCGTTCTATTTCATAAAGATTCAACTTTATTTTCTGACTGTCAACCACCTTTTTGACTTTTTCCCGATTTACTTTTTTTCATAATAATACCGTGTAAATCACCAAACATTGTTTTACCTACTTTTTTAAAACCATTCTTTTCGTAAAATTTAATTGCTCTTTTATTATTCGTTCTTACATCAAGTAATAAATTACAATGATTATGTTTTTTTAGAAATTTTAAAAATATTTTTTTTGCTTTTCCATTTCCTTGTTTTTTATTAACTAAATGGTTAATTTTAATATCTCCTTTTTGAATATTGTATTTTGCATATTTTCCGGGATTTACTTTGTATTTCTTCCAAGTTAATACAACTCCATTTTTGAATATAATTTCCTTATTTTGAAATTTCTCTCTTAACGTTCCTTCTAAAAAGCGAAAATATCCTCGAGGAAATATTTTCGGATATTGTTGAAATATTTTTACAATTTTTTTTAATTTACTTAGTTTTTTTTTGGTTTTGTTATTTCGTTTTCTCCGAGAACGTTTCCGCGTTTTCGGCATTTATATATATCTTTTTAGAAAAAAGATATGGCAAAAACTTTACTACTTTTTAGAAAAAAGATATGGCAAAAACTTTACTACTTTTTAGAAAAAAGATATGGCAAAAACATATAAAGATTTTATTTTATTTTTATTAAGATGTCAATCGATAACAATTATTTTAGTTTAGAAATTGATGAAGAATTAGATGATGAATTAGAAATAAAAAAAATAAAAGAATATTCGCGTGTTTCAAAAAATTATTTGCTTTTTTTTCAAACTATCTATACATTTACATATTTGGCAACAGAAACATTACAATTATCAAGTTTTATAAAAAAGGGAGATCATAACAATGTAACGCAATATTCTTATGTATATAATTTAACACTTATTTTATTTGTATGTTATGCTATCAATAATATTAGTTCTATTGGATTAAATATTGTGTTACATAAAGTAAATTTAAATATTTATGATTTTTTTGGATACTTGGTGTTTTGTGTATGTGGCGGCATAGTATTTGCTCTTATGGGAGAAATACCTGCACTACAAAATGTTGTAATTACAGGAGATTTTTGGAAACATTTATCAATAGCAAGTATAATAACAATCATTGTTATTGGTGTTCCAATTATTTATATTTTGTGTCGTGAAATATATTTTTCATGGATGGAAAAAATATTACGGAGAGAATTATTCAATATAATTGTTATTTTATCCTCATTTGCATCTAGTTATTTAACTTTGATTGCAAATAATGCTGAAGACATTCATTTTCACGTCCATCACGCTATATTTGCTGGAACATTGGCACTTTTTTGTTCAAATTGGAAAAAAAAATACATAATGTATTTACACGCTATATTAATGGGAGTTATAATAGAAGGAATTGGATTTTATGGAATAGCTGAATTTTATATTTTTATGTGTAAAAATTCTTCCATTACATCTTTTACTAATTCTTTGACAATTGTATCAATTTATGCGTGGTTATGGTTTACGTTGTTTTTTTTAACTTATAGAACTTTTTTCAAAAAGTAAAAGTTTTTGTCTTACTTTTTTCTAAAAAGTATAGATTAATAACGTTTGATGAACTTTTACTGTATAACCCAATCTTTTTGCTTGTGGCAACATAAGTTTTATAGGTGATATTTTTTTGTAAGAAAGAACAACTTTGTCAAATGGTTTCATACCGCATTTTTCCAATATTTTTTCCGTTTGATAAGTAAAGTCATAGAATTTATGGTTTTTGCGCCAATCTCCAACCATAATACAATATTTTGATCCTGGTAAAGCTTTTTCAGATACACGTTGCCATATTTGTTCATATTTTTCTAAAAATGATTCCCAAGTTTTCTCTCTATCTATTCCATCGTTTTCATATTTTTCTAAATTCCAATATGGAGGACACGTTATTAATCCATCATGTGATGGTATTTCTTCTGTTAAAGTATTTGCTAATATATTGTTAACACCATATTTTTCCTTAGCATTATCTATAGCTTTTTGTGAAATATCATATCCAATATATGTTTTGTTTGCATTTTTAATAGCATTGTGTCTTTCACCCCAACCAGCGAAAGGATCAAAAATTATTTGATTATCTCTTAAATGATATTCTGCACACCATTCTGCAATATCTTGTGGAAAAGGACTGTAAGTTGCACGACTTGATTTTTTATCATGGTGTTGTTTTCCCCTAATACCTTTCATACCTGAAGGTTTTACATCGAAAACAGAAACAGGTAAATATTTATAACTTATATCGTTTTTTTTAATGTCTTTTTTTGAATCAGTCATTTTAATTTATTTTATTATTTTTATATGTTTGTTCAAACCTATAAAAATAATAAAGTAAATTATAAAAAATAAAGTTTTTCCATTACTTTTTTCTAAAAAGGTAAAGTTTTTCCATTACCTTTTTCTAAAAAGGTAAAGTTTTTGTCTTACTTTTTTCTAAAAAGGTAAAGTTTTTGTCTTACTTTTTTCTAAAAAGTAAATTATAATCCACCTGGAAATCCAACAAGATTAGCACCTATACCGAAACCAGCACCAGACCTTGCAGAAACAGCCAAAGAAGGAACATATGTATCAAGAATGGAAAATGTTGCTGCAGCAGTTAAAGCAATCAAAAGAACTTCGTCAAACATAAGTGATTTTTTTGGAATAGCATATGCAGCAAGCGCAACCATAATACCTTCTACCATATATTTTACTGCTCTTCGCACTAATTCTCCTAAATCTAAAGCATTCAATAAATTTTGTAACATATATAATAATAAATTAGAAAATAATAATAAATTAGGAAATAATAATATACAAACAAATAAACTTAAATAATATAAATTATACATAAATATATGAATACACATTTTACAAAAAAAACTACTGAAGATGGTTCTGCAAATCCAAAATATATTGACTTATTAGATGAAGATAAACCTATTTCCGGACAAAAATTTGCTTGTATTTCTTTTGTTTCACCTGAAAATATTTTAAAACAAAAAAATCATTTCTATTTTCAAGAATTTTTAAAGGATTTTGATATGACGAAATCTGTTCAAAAATTTACTCAATTCTTAAATTTCATTAGTTATAAATACAATCTAACATTTGAAAAATTAACTGGAGACTTAAATGAATATCTTAAAAGTGAAAATGAAACATTCGACCATAATTACGTGAAAGATTCTTATAAAAATTTCGTTGATGCAAATGAAGAACGATTGGAAAACGATTTTGCTGAAGCACAACAATTCCAAACTAATACACGCGGTATAAAAGTAAGAGGTTGTTATGCAACACAAGGTGAAGCAGAACTTCGCTGCAAATTGTTACGTGAAGTTGACCCAAATCACAATGTTTATGTTGGACCTGTTGGTATGTGGATGCCTTGGGAACCAGAAGCTTATAAAACGGGTCGTGTCGAATATCTTGAAGAACAATTAAATCAATTAATGAGTGAAAAAATTAAGAATGAAGAATACGCCAAGGTTGAATTTGATAAAAGAGTGCGCGCAACGAAAGAAAAAGCAATTAAAGAAAACATTAAACTTGCTGAAAAAACAGGTAACAAATTAACGCAAAACATTGATGAAAATGGTAATTTAGTAGGTATTAATAATACAATTGAAGAAACTTTGGGATTGAAAGAAGAAATTACTACTGCTGATATTCAGAGAGAATTATTCGAGGGTGACAATATTGTTAATACTAAAACAGATAAAGGACCTCGTAAATTCAATGAAGATGGAACCAGAAATTAAATATTAATTAAATATTAAATAAATATTAATTAAATATTAAATAAATATTAAATAAATTTTAAATAAATTTTAAATAAATTTTAAATAAAATTTATTTAAAAAAATTACTAAAAAAATCAATTAATTTTTTATTGTATTTTTTTCCACAACAATTGTTTACACAAATAAAATACATATTATCATTATTTAACACATCATTAAATGGTTTCATATTGTCTTTTTCCATATATAATCCAGCATTTAAATATTTAAAGTTTTTTTTAGTATCAATAGGTGTTAATTTTCCTTCATATAATGCATAATTCATTGATAATAATGTAAATCTCGCTGCTATTAATCTACAAGATTTACCGCTATTTATATTTTTTTCAATAGATTTTTCAATATATTTCTTAGATAAATCAAATACTTTTTTACTACTACTTTTCCTTAATGGACATATTTGATGTGCATCCATATATAACATTTTTTCTCCTGTTATTTTTTTATATATTCTTGAAGCTATTAAGTTTGAACACCAATAAGGCCATCCCCATTTTTGTCTTTTATAATGTGTAACAGTTTTAAAATTATAAGGAAAACCAAAAGCTTTATCTATTATATCCTTGGGTTCAATAGGTTTTATAACAAATGTATCATCATTAAAATAACAATATTTCTCTCCTAATTCTTTTATATTATGCAAATAACATTCAATTATTTTAGAAGCAGAACCATTTTTTTTTGTTGGTAAATACTCTTTTGGGATTATGTCTGAATGTTTTATAATAACGCATTTTTTTCTAAAATAAGGAGTTAAATTGTTTAGTTCCTTTTTTAAAGGCTTTATTCTTTGATATTTTGTAACTAAAAATATTTTACGTATCCACGGCATGTTTTTTTCCAATAATAAAATATTTATTGAAAAAAGAATACTTCTATTACAATAAGTGTAAACAACATCCATATTAAATTATATTTTTATTTTAAATAATTGGAAATTATTTAAAATAAAAAGTTAAACTCTTTTAGTTTTTCTTTTTCTTTTCTTTTTATGTTTTGTTTTCTTTTGTTTTCTTTTTTTATTTTTTCTTTTTTTGTCTTTCTTTTTTGTTTTCTTTCTTCGTTTTAATTTCTTTTTTGTTTTCTTTCTTCTTTTTAATTTCTTTCTTCGTTTATATCCTCCATTATTATTAGCGTTTGTAGAGATACTTTCTAAAACACAACCACATTCGTAAAAATATTTATTAATATCTTTTCTTTTTTTAAATAAATTTTTAACATCATTTTCAATAAATTTGTTTCCGTCGTATTTCTCAGCTGGAATGAATGGATACATTTTTTCAATCCAATTATCCAATGATTCCAGAACAATATCCCTCTCCTTCAAATTATTAGTCACCCTTTCCAATTCTTCATCTGGTATATCATTATTTATAAATATAATATTTTTAAATGAATTTTTATCACGAAAATGGCTGAACTGCTTGTGGTGTATTATATAAATCTCTGTATTACCATACCAATGATACAAAATTGTTGTTATATCTTTAATAACACCAAACGATTTAGATATTATATTACTAATAGTATTATATTCACATGATACATATGGACCTTTTTCATATTTAAGATGGCGAGGAGGACGTGCTAAATTGTTATAGTTGTTAAGTTCATTGTTAAGTTCATTTTTATCTTCTGTTTTCCCATCTTTTTTCACTTCACCATTATTATCCTCCGAATCTTCCTCCTCTATATTCTCCGAATCTTCCTCCTCTATATTCTCCGAATCTTCCTCCTCTATATTCTCCGAATCTTCCTCCACTATATAATCTTCTTCCACTGAAAATATGTCTCGCCAAAAAATTATTTTTCTTATTATTAACCGTTTATTTATATATTTTAAATATAAATCTTTATATTTTTTTATTGTTTCCAAATATGTGTTTTTTGTTTCCCCATTTGTTTTTTTTGTTTCCCCATTTGTTGTTTCATTTTCATCAGAATTATTTATATTATCTATATCTAAATCGAGTAAAATTTTTTGTTTTTTTTTTAATAATTCATTATAAATTTTTGCATATATAGTATCATCAGGTATACCACCCCCTTTCATTTCATTTTCATCCCGTTTCCTTTTATTATTCTTCACCTCAACATCCATTTTATCCCTACTATCATCATCCTCCTCCTCTTCCTCCTCTTCCTCCTCTTCCTCCTCTTCCTCCTCTTCCTCCTCTTCCTCCTCTTCCTCCTCCTGCTCCTC